GGATGCAGCCATCGGGGCAACTGGTGACACTTATGGTGGCGACATTTATGCTATAAATGTTGAACTTTCGGGATATTTCTGGCATTAAAAAAAGCCGCCCCGAAGGACGGCTTTCTATCTAAACCACATAGGTTTACTTTTCGAGTTTCTCAAGTTTCTTCCTGAGTTTCTCGTTTTCAGCTTCGGCAAGTTTACGCCGTAGCTTCTTGTTCTCTGCTTCTAGGTCGTCGATGACCGTGTCTTTTGGAAGAGGTCTCTGAGAGACTTCTTCCACAACCTCGGAACCTTCGTAGCCTTGCAAGAAGAGACTGAGAACAGTTTCGGTGTCTTCGCATTCCACACTTACAGAGTGGAAATTCTGGCCAGTGCTGTATCCTTCGACGGTTGCACCGTCTTGGAGTTCTGGAGCAGAATTTCCTAGATTGCAACCTTGAACACCGATGCCTCTTCCTTTGCCTCTACCAAGACCTTGACCAATACCTTGACCTGCACCTTGACCACTTACGCCGCCTCTACCTTGACCACTTACGCCGCCTCTACCTTTACGTCTCCTGCCGCCACCAGTGGGTGTGGAGCCGCATTTGTAATTAGCATTCTCTGGTCCAGAACTACAGTTGTAGTGCGAACCCCCTTCGTTGGGTTCGTCTGATCGGTAATGCACGTCTGCTTCGCTGGTGCTTCCCCAACAAGGTTTGATTGGGAATGCTTCGGGGCGAGGCACTGGAATCGGACGATAGTGATCATGGTGATGGTGGTGGTGGTGATCGTGAACAACATCCTGATAAATCACCCGTGGTTGTTCCTTTTCCAAGGTGAAGCGAGCCTCAATGGTTCCCTTGACTTTGTCATGGTTCGGACCATTCTTGCCATGATCGATTGCATCTTCACTGTCGAGCGACACGAACTTGAACGCTCTGTCCTTATCATGGTGTCGCTTGATGTCGATGTGGTCGTTGGCTCGGATCAAATATCCGCCACCTGAGACATTCTCGCCGTCGATATAGATTTTCGCAACTGCTCTTCTTGAATTGCGGTTTCTTAGTCTGATAACATATTCAGATCCAAAAGGCAAACCAACTGTTCCATTGGCAAGTTCTTTTTGTGGTTTTCCACGATAAAGAACACAAAGCACAAATTTATTACTGTACGTCATTTTTTTCCAATTTAGCTCATGATTAAACCCTTATCTTCAATCGGGCAATTTTAGAAGTGAGCCATCTTCCGAAGATTTCTTTACTGTCCATCCTATTTCTTTTGACTTTACGAAAGTCAAACAGATATCTTTTCCGTGATAAGCTCTGTGACAATTAGCACATAACAAAGCACACTTATCCAGTTCTGCTGTAACAAGTTTTAATTCACTAGGTTTGATTTTTGTCGATATGTCGAAAAGTTTTTGTTTTGGATGTACATGATGAAATTGCAAAGAACTCTGATAGGCGTCAAAGTTACAATGCGAGCATTTGCCTCCTAGTAGCTTCACAAAATCTTGTTTGCAATGAAACCTGTATTCCCTGTCTTTAGAATTTTTGCAATTTTTACAGTATCGTTTTACACCATTGCGACCTCGTTTATCTACCTGAAAACTGTGGATATTTTGAATTTTTTCGCAAACAATGCACTTTCTTTTGTTTTGTTTCTTGAGATTTTCATCTTCGTCGCTCCACGGATATTGCTCAACTGAAGGAATCCCCTTGGACCTTCTGTATGCAGACACAGTGGCTCTATGGCAACTAATTTTTCTAGACAATTCTGCGTCAGAAAGAACTCCGACAAGATGATGCCATTTGTCCCAATCTATAAATTCATATGGGGTGCCTATGAGGATACCTTCTCTGTGGCGTTTAGATCTTACGGCTGCTACTTCACATCCAATAGAATTGGCGATTTCTTTGTCAGGAACTTTACCAAGTAGAGATTCCCATGGAGACCAATCAATTCTAGGAGCTTTTTTTCTTTTTAAGCAACCTAACCTGTTCCTTTTGGTTATCACAGTTTGGATTTTGCATCCAATAAGGTCTGCTAGATCTTGATCGGGAATTTTATTGATGAGATGTTGATGATTTTCCCATTTAATACGTTTAGATTGCACTTAACCTCCTTAATCCTTCTCCTCAAAAGGACATCGCAAAATTGCTTTAGGAACTAAGTCTAATTCCCGAGGAGATTTTACCCGTCTTCTGTATATTACTGTAACTAATCAGTTTTTACAACAGAAAATCAATAAAATTTAGGACCACGTATCTTTTTGTTTTGAGCACTTCCTTTGAAATGATGAAGAAATCCATCGGCTTGGACATGATAAGCTCGCCCTCTTCTGGAGCATCTGTAAGCAGCGTAAATACCTGTATCCCACCAATTTTGATGTGTTCTGAGCATACGATGGACATCAACCACTTTGTAAAATAGTCGTTCTTGACCTGTAAAAACAGTTCTTGAAAATGGCTTGAAGCTCAACTCAAGGTATCTCCATACATCTAATCTCCATATCGAAGGAGTTGGGTGAGCCTCTCTTGAAGGATAAATGAACCCACTTGCCATCCAATATCCTTCGGCAATCCTTTCTTGGAGTCGGTCGTACCAGATAGAACCAATGATGTCACAGTCTGGTTCAATGTGTACAAAGGCATCATATTGAAGATGTGTTGTGGCAAAATCTACAGCAGTACCATGTTGCATGAAATGCGGAGTTTGTACCACTTGTAAGTTGAGTCGTTCTTTGTTTTCGTGGAGCCATTTTGTTTCTAATTCGCAGTACATGCTCCATCTTGCTGAAGTGCCATATACAGTATGTCCCACAAATGTTTTAGAGCGTTCTGTGCCTCTACATGGATTGTTATCAACAACCACAACATCTACATCTGGTAAATGTTCTCTAAGTCCTTCAAGGCATGGCGATATCCAGTCAAATGTGTTGAACGCCACCATGACAATCACACAAGAAATATCTTGAGGCTTCTTGTAGGATCTTACTAACTTGAGCATAGGAGTATTTATGATTGAAATACACAGCTTATGGATAGGAGAGCCTCTCAGTACGCTAGAAAGGCTCTGTATTGCGTCCCATTTACAAAATGACCACGAATACCACTTGTGGACTTATGAGCCTCTGGAGGTGCCAGAGGGTGTCATTCTTGAAGATGGAAGCGAGATCCTGCCAAAATCCGAGATCTTTTGCTACTCTGGTCCTCCAGAAGAAGGTGGCGGGAGTGTTTCGGCCTTTTCCAATGTCTTCAGGTACAAGTTGCTTTCCGAAAAAGACGTTTGGTGGTGTGATACTGACGTGGTGTGTCTGAAACCTTTCAAAGACGAACACACAATAGCCACAGAAGAAGGACCGCGAAAGATAGTGTTGCCTGCCACATGCGTCATGAGAATCTCCAAAGACTTGTCTGTATCTTGTTATCAGTCCGCAATCACTAAAGATTTGGCAAACGTAAGGTGGGGAGAAATTGGTCCAGATTTGTTTCGGAGATGCATAGAAGCAGCAGGAATTAAGGACAGAGAAAAACCAGAAACCTTTTGTCCGATACATTGGTGGGACTGTGGGAAAATCTTCGAGCCAACAACCTTGAGCCACGAATCATATGCTGTGCATCTGTGGAATGAAATGTGGAGAAGAGACAACAAAAACAAGGATTTTGTTTATCGTTCAGACTGTCTGTATGAAAGACTCAAAGAAAGATATCTGGGTGAACAAAGGATGATGGTGCTATGAAAGAGCCTGCGTACACATTGGAGGCATTGAAAAAACTCGCATGTAAAAACGGTATTGGTTATCAACGATTTGATGTTGACTTCAATTCTCGTACTCTTCATCCTCACGATAAGCATAAGGTCAAGTACGATTTGCTTTACGATTATATGCAAAGAGTGATTCCCGGACAAACCGTAATTGATTTGGGTTGTGATAAAGGGTTCTACTCAGTCATGGCGTATCAGGCGGGAGCCACTTCTGTATTGTCCAATGAGAAAAATGCCAAACTAACAAACTACAGGAAGCTTTTGTTCAAGTGCCTTCATTACCCTGCCACACATTCAGAAGAAAACTACTTTGCTGACATGTCCAAGCCTGTTCCAAAAGCCGATTGTGTTTTGGCTCTGAGCGTCCTGCACGAGATCAAGCACGTTTCTCTTGATGACAAGATCAGAAGGATTCGAGAGATGTCGAGGCATCGTTCGTTGATCGAGTTCTGCGAAGATTATCAAGAGAGGTTTGGGGACTGGTGGAACATCGACACGTTTGTGGAGATTGTACAAAGACATTATTCAGAATTGAATCTGATAGCGAAATACGATGCGATTGGAGGGGCTTCGGGCACTAGATACATCTATGACTGTTGTGGATAGGATGTGCTATGATTTTCTACTATCGTAAAGACCTTGTGTCATTTTTTCGCAACGCAGAAAAGTTTTCTGCGTTGAATACACAGCCGTCTTCGCCAACTGACAAACTCAAGATTTCTGTGTGTACGACATGCATGAACAGATTGCGTGATCTCAAACACACTTTGCCGCGAAACCTTGCTGATAGCAATTATGAATTAGCTGAATTTATTGTTTTGGATTACGGAGGATCTGATGGTGTGGAGGATTGGGCCAAGTCAAATTTATCAGAGTTCCTATCGACTGGGAGGTTGAAGGTATTTCGCACAGAAGCTTCCAACTTTTGCCCCAACCATTCAAGGAACGTGTCTTTCCGCTTGGCTACTGGCGACCTTGTTGCCAATGTTGACAGTGATAATTACATACACAAAGGGTACTTGCAACAACTCAACAAATGTGCCAATTCAACCGAAAAATTGCTAGTCGTGCCAAATGCTTTCCTTAGACCAAAATCTAAGAGAGTTTTGTTGAAGGGGCGATTTGCTGTATACAAAAAAGACATTGAACTACTGAGAGGGTTTGATGAATCTTTAGATGGTGGTTTTGGATTTGACGATCTAAATTTTGTATTTCGAGCCATGTTGAAAGGGTTTAAGATCGTTAGATTTGAAGACACTTACGCGGAAGACAGAATACCAACTACTGATGCAGACAGAAACAGATTTATCAAGTCCAGTGATTTTGTGAAGGGCAAGGCACAAAACGAAAGACTGACAGAGATGCTTCTGGCAACCGGCACAGTTGTCAACAAGTCAGGATGGGGAGAAGCTAAAGTACGAGATATCCATACTGATTGTTGTTTTGATCTTAAAGGTGTTTGATTTCTATTGTAAGCACAATTTTTTCAATCACTTCGTCCACTGTCTCTCCGTTAGCATTCATGAACGCTATGGGCAATTTGTGAGCGGAAAAGATATCACACCATTTTTCGTTGATTTCCAAAAGACCAGAACGAGTGTATTGAGTTTTGTGTTTCTTCTTGTGTATGTTTTTGCTGTACTCTTCCCAAGGCTTGTTCATCATTAAAACGATTGCCACATTATCGAATGACATTTCATTGATGCCTTTGGATTTTTCGGCAATTGGCCAATGAATAATTGAGTCCAGAAGAATGCGGGTCGCTTCTGTTACTTCTCGATGGATGGGAATCTTTTTTGAGCTACGGACTCTTTCTCTAAGCTTGTCGATCAGAAAGCTTTTCCCAGAACCCGCCACACCAGCTACTATAACACTTTTTTTAGTTTGGTAAGTATGGTTGTTGTAAGAAAATATCATATGAGAATCTCGTAAGGACAACTGCGTCTATCATACCCAAACGATTCAAAGTCTTCTTCATAACATTTCCTGACTATTGCACACGCCTTTGCTGTATATATGGGATGGGTCTGGGAAGATTTATGCAACCATTCTAACTTAATGTTTTTCTTGTTGCAGAACGGTAATTTATTGAAATCTTTCTGTAAATTTTCTAGTTTTATAACTGCATCAAGTTCAAATTCGGTGCAGTCATCGATTGGTATGTAATCTGGATTTTGATGCAGTTTGTAAGTCAATGTCGGGATGGGATTGGCTGTCTCCAATCTTTCAACAAACATCTCAAATGTGGTACCTTCAGGTAGATAGCCATGCCGCAAATCATGCAGATATCGGGATTGTTCTAGAGTGTAAGGATTTCGTATTGTAGAAAACTTAAAGTAATCTGCAAATTGTTCTGGCAAGTGAGATACATGTTTCCAGTCCGGTCCTTCGCTACGCCAATCTGGGCTCACTTCTGTGTCTTTGAAGTGTTTCAGGGTATAGTCCCGATAAATCACACCCCCAAAATATTTAGCCAATGCAGAACGGGTAGTGGTACTTCCTGTTTTCTTGGGGGCGAAATAGATGAATTTGAACTTTTCTGAAACAATCACAGAACCTCACCTCTCTGTTAATGAAACCTAACAGGAGTATTTATGAGGCCACTCATCAGATGGACATTCGGAATGGTTGAGAAGCCCGGATTCGAAGTATTCCGTATGGCAGTCAAGAGATTTCGTGCTATTTACCCAGAGTTTGATTGCGTTATTTGCTATAACAACCTACGTGAACGTGATCATCTGGAAGTCTTAAAGAACATGGGGGTTGATCTTTATGAGCAAAGCACCTCTGATCTTAACTATCCCCTGATGCCTGTCGAAAAACCATTGGGATGGAAAGGGGCAATGCCGGGATGGGGCTGGAAATTGTGTCCACCTCGGTTGAGGCGTGAGTCTCATGAACTTTGGGTAGACAATGACTTACTCATCAGAGAGCGTCTCCCCGAAATAGATCAATGGCTTGACTCCAAAATGTCTATTATATCTAAAGGTCATCGTTATGATATGAGATATTACGGCGAATTCGCTGATCTCGTGCCAAAGAACAAAAGTTGTTCTGCTGGATTTTTCGGTCTTCCTCCCCATTTTGATTTCGAGTCTGCCATTGCAGAAAAATGTCAACAGGTATTGAAAGGAAGACCATTGGGCTATTTTGACGAACAAGGGTTGGTGACAGCCATTGTGACAAACCAAGATCACATCATTGCACACAACGTAGAGATGATCAAAGGACCAGTTGTTAAGCCTCTTCCCAAAGCAATGCATTTCATAGCCACCAATCGACTCCCAGAACATGATGATTGGAGAGATTTCAAATGCTCCATCTTGATCTAGCAGAATTTCAAGAAGCTTTTGATGTTAATTGGATTGACTGGTGCAAAGGGGGTCCGAGAGATGGCGGATACACTCGTGCAGGAGTAGAAGTCCCTTGTGTGCCAAGGTGGCTGAGGTTTTCGCGGAAGACAGACATCTCCATAGAAGATGCATTGGCGAAAAACCGAGAAGAAGCCGAGCGATGGCATTTAGGGTTTTTGAAGGATCATTCGGACTTAGAGCACACGCCATATTATCTGGAATATCTCAATCCTAGATACAACACGGAAAGTGTGCGACGTGCCAACGAGTTCTTATTCCTGTTTGATGACGTGTTGAACAATGGCGTTAAGAGTCCGATTTGGATTGCTGACTTGGGCGACAGATGCTTCCGATTTGATGGGTGTCACAGAACTTGTTGTGCCAAAATCTGTGGGCACAATACTGTTCCTGCTTTGGTGTTTACAGCATAGGAACTTGGGAGAGTTTGAATATTGGGTCGTTCAACCATTCTGTGATGTCTGCGTCTTCTCCCACAAAATCAGAGGTTGTTCTTTTCTCATCCAACACATCGTCAGTGAGCGTAGAGTGATATCCGATGTGTTCTGCGAGTGCTGGTGTGTGATAGTAGATTGGCAAACCTAGTTTCTTTGCCCACTGGCCGATGACTGCATCTTTGACGGTGTTGCCAACTGTATCGATGATTGAAGTGTATCCTTTGCCATAACTAGCATGAGGCGTTCCGAGCCACCAATCTGTTTGCACCTTGAAGATGTCCTCAAATCTATGTTTTTGCACCGCTTCATCGGTAAAGAATCTCCAAACACTTTTGTGCGACATGATCACAGTTACTGTGGACCATGTTTCGATTCCTTCACAACAATCAAAGAATCCACGTCTGTTTTGCTTGTATTTTGTGGGTGTGTAAATTGAAGCAGACCCAAAGTCTCCGAGTTGAGGCAAAGCATGTTCCAAATAGTCTTTGGAGTGTTCGCAAACAATCGCATCGTCTTCTGACATGAAAAAGTAATCGGTGTCTGGTTCGCTCAAGAAAAGCTCATAAAGCCCAGAAGCCCAATTGGTCCAATCCCCATACTGCTTCCTTCGTTGCACCACATGCCCGTCAAAGTCGTCAGGGATCACCGAATTGGGTTCGGCAAATACTACAATGTCCGACCACCCTGCGTTCTTGAGCGAACGTAGGGTACGATCTAGGTAATATCCTTTTTCGCGCGGTGTAGTGGTTACACCTACGGTCCATTTAGATTTCAACGGATTTCCATTCGAGATCTGGATGTTCGAATTTTTCATCTAGGTCTATCAAGTCGCATTGCTGATATTCGACAACGAGATAGTGTGTTAGGTTCGAAGTCGAATCTTTACAGAATTTACAATGGTGATCTTGGAGACTGATGTTTTGGAATTTTAATCTCGCCACTTCTCTGTTTTGAGAATCGAACATTTTGAGAATCAAAGCATCTTCATCCAGATCAACAAAAGGGCCTTCCTTGATTTGTTTTTGCCGCTGATGGATGTATTCCATCCATCTACAAACACCTAGATCTGGAGTCTCTTTGATGTCTACTTGAATCGTTTTATCTTGTGCTTTCCAAACTACTTTATCAATCTGTTTTCCTAACTCGGGTTGTTGGCTTGGGATTAAGCAGAAAATTCCTGTCGTCGGCGATCCTTTGACCGGTACCTCTACTACATCTAAAGCCTCATTACGTCTGAGATTGATGCTCACCTTGTCGTTCTTCATCATTCCTCCTTGTTAATCCATCAGTCGTATACTTGGAAATTGTATTTGTCGGAGATGTAGCGATTGCCGCCAAAATCCAACCGGAACCATATGTTGTAGATTCCACAATCCATGTCCTCTGTGTCGATTTGGTAAAAACCAAACCTCTTCTCGCGGTAATCGATGGATGCATTTTCCACTACCATCCTAAGATCCTCTTCTGCTGGAACACAATCTCCACAATGTTGTTCGATGGAGACTTGGATGTCGGCAACAATTGCAAGGTTCTCGTAGTAGGCTCTGAGATCTCCTGCTGTAGGAACGTTAGGGATGATCTCGATTCTGATGTATTGTTTGGAACCCTTTCTGAATTTATTGGGTTGAAAGTGGAAGTTGAAGTCGTAGACTATTGGCATAGGGGTGGTGTACCATAATGCCGGATAGACTTGGAATGTGTGTTCCAGATTGCCAGAAGGCTGGCCTGCCGAGACGCTAACGGTCCAAATGTCTATGTAGCTTCCGATGACGTACTTACCATCTTCAAGACTGATCGGGAGGAGATAATTCCCAGTATCTTCAAGAGTGACAGCAGCACCATAAAACCTCTCGACAAACCGCCTGCCTTCTGGGTTTTCCGCAGTAACCTCTTCAGGGTCCATGTAGTAGATTTCTACCATCTCTATACTTTCAAAGTCAGCATATTCATTCCCATTAAGGGAAAAGATTCTGAGATTGATGTCATCGCCTACTACCGGGTTCTGATAGCGCTCTACGCTCATGGTGTTTCCTTGTATTCTATAAGTTTTCGACAAACTTCTGTGAATAACATATCATCATCAAGGTCTTTTTCGACTTTACAGTATATGTCTGTCACAACCTTTTCTGGCACTTGAAAACCTTCCGAAAGTCTCGGAAAGAAATGGAAGTTCCATTTATGTGTAACAATCATTAGATTGTCTGGTCTATCATCTTCTAAAGAGACTGCTGATCCACTTTTGTGATGAACCACATATCCACTTGGTATTTTTCCGTAATGGTGTTGGTAAACAATTCTTGCATGAGTTGTTCGGGAGCCACTTTTTGCACATACATACCATCGCTTTTGGGGCTCACTGTATCGCACAACTTTATTTCCGGGGAGATAAGGGCTAATATTGACATTGTCTACTCCCCACTTTTTGACTCTCTTTGTTTTTTCTTCTAGGCTTTGTTGTTTGCCTCTTCTGTGATGCCCACAAATATAACGTAGTGGTTGTCCTTTTTTGATTTCTTTAGTGTGCCAGTTTCTTGTTGCAATGGGTGCTGGTTGTCCACATCCGCATTCACAAAGTTTTTGGGGTTTGATATTGTTCATGCTAATTATATAGTGGTGCGATATCAAATTTCACACTTTTCGTGGCCATTTTACCTTCCCTAATTTGGTTATAAGCTTCTTCCGAATAGCTTGTCGAACGATTTGTTCTATTTCATCCATCCGATTAACAAGCTGTCTTTTTCTGTGTCGAACTAGCCAGAAATTTTTCACGTAATACCTCAATGCTTCTTAGCTTTTCTAGCCTTATCTATGCTCTGTTAGCAGAGAACATAGCTGAGAGAATTTTTCCTCGTCATCTGAAATATCACTAGGAATCGCCAAGTAACAATCAGTAACAATCTTTTCGCTTACTCCGAATCCCTTTGCTAAAACAGGAAAAAATCTTAAGTTCCATTCATCAGGTAACAACATCAAGTTCTCAGGTCGATCATCTTTTATCTTGCTGTGCTTGCCGTCTTTGTGATGAGCCACATATCCCTTCGGTATTTCACCAAAGCGGTTTTTGTATACTGCGTTGGCGTGCATCACCATTTTCCATTTTCCATTTTCTTTTACACAAGCTGTCCATCTTTTCATTTTTTTATCATATGAGATAAATGTCTCTTCTAAGTAAGGGCTGAAGACAGGCTCTCTGCCCCACCTTTTTCTAGTTCTTTCGATTCGGTATTCAAGACTTAGTTTTGACCCTTTGAGATGATGTCCTTTTATGTAGTCGTTTACATGTCCGTTAGGAAGGGGAGAAATTTCTGTTCCGCACCCACACTGACAATAGTGGATCTCGTTTGGATCAGGTGGACTCCATCCTTTTTTCCTCATGTGATGTCCACGCAAAAAAAAACTTGTCCTATTGTTTTTCCATATCTTTAACTCGCCTCCGCATCCACATTCACAATATTTCTTGTCTTCCATTTTGATCTCCTTAAAAATCAACTATTTCTTATCTACTCTAATAGAGAAAGAAAATTATGATTTTTAAGGAGATAATCAGTTATTTAGTGCTTTTTTGCCTTCCTAGCCTTGTCAATTGCATCAGATTCCCTCTTTTTTTGTTCGATGAAACGCTGAATTAACCACTTTCTCTCATGCACAGGCAGAATCATGCAATCTTGCTTGCTCATTTTCATATGATATTGGAAGAAGAAGAGTTCCTCCATCAACGTATTCCATAGTTCTACGCTGGCGCTCTTTCCTGCTTCTTCCTTGGGAAGAAAAAATTGGTTTCCAGAGGCAGATCTATTTCAAACTCCTCTGTACAAGCTGGGCAAACCATAGGAACTTCAGTATTCACTCCAAATGGAGGTTCGTTAATGACATTTCTTAGGTGTGAGACATCATTGATTGGCAATCTCTTCAGCAAATGCGCCAATTCCTTCTTCATCGTTACGCCTTCGACCTCTTCGAGAAGCAAAGCGGTTCGGTATAAAAGAGTGTCATCGTCGCTTTGGTCGCCCCATTGCTGAATGCGTCGTTCGCGATAACTAGTGATTTCCTGCTCATCTCCACCTGTTGCCAATCGATAGCTGTAATTAAACTCGCTGGTAGGCAAAGTTCCATAAAGCTCTTCATCATCGAAGTCATCAGGACAAGCTTCTACGTCTAAGTCATTGAGGTCAATGATGGTAGAGAACTTCATTGAACAGTTGGGGCACTTGATCTCTACATCATATTCTGGTGTATAGGAAATACCACGCAGATAGATCAAGAGGTGTGTTCTATCAATCGAGAGTAGTTCTTCTGTCCTGATCGATTCTTGGATGCATCGTTGGAAGATCATGTCGATGGCCTTGCCCTTTTTGACCCATCTTGGCGTGGCAAGGATCTGCTCTTCTTCGCCAGTCATTGGGCGAATGTGAATCTTTTCAGGAATGTCTGCGTAAAACTTGCTTTTGGATGGGAAAGAAAATTCTTCCCAATGATGTTGGTCAGCCAACTTTTGCAGCAATCCTTCTAGTTGATCACTGCCTTGTACTCTGAGATCGGCTTTCTTACCTTTTCGTTTCTTGCGTGGTCTTTCAGGTGGAGCCTCGAATGTTTCAAAGCCGTCCTCATCTACAGATTCGGCGGCAGGCTGTTCGGAAGTTGCTTGTTTTCCCTGCTGAAGAGCTTGCCTGAATGCAGGAGGTATAGTGCCGCTGATTTCAAATGGTGCTTCTCCGGGAGTTCTGGTTTGCAGGGGCTCTGCTGCTTCGCCACCTGTTTCTTTAGCTACTGCATCACGTACTTCTTGAATCTTAGCTAGGGGGTCGCTGCCTACATCGGCGGCGGTTACCTTTTTCTTACTGGGTCGATAGACATCATCTGCCATTATTGTCTCCTTGTCACTATGATGATCTGTAGTACCTCATCGTGCGAGTAATAGAGTATGAAATACTTGAATTTTTCCAATGTTGAAGAGCTAATTTTCTATGATAGAGATATCCAAAGGAAGCTCCCCGACCATATGTTTAGCATATTCGAACAGTGGAGGTTGGCACAACGAGTGCCATTCTTACGGGAAATGGGAAAACAAGCTTTGCTTGATTTCCTAAGTGGCATTAACGAAGATGAGGACACACCAATCCTCGAAGAATATTTCGGTGAGAAAATCCTGATCGAAAGACTCAATTATAATGTAGCGGAAAGTATACAAATTCCACTCAAAGAGGTATCGATCTGTAACGAGCTATGTGGTATTGAAGGATTCAATAACTATAGCATGTGGCGGGATGCGGACTTTCTGTATATATCCTTTTGGAGGTAAAATGGCAAAGAAGCTTGAGGGCGTAGTTGTGTGGTTTGTAAATCTGTACCCTGATCTAGGACAATCTATTCAGCAAACCATGATCATGATGAGAGATATGAACAAACCCCTTTTTGACAAATTGTCAGATGACGGTCGATATGTATGTTTAATGATACCTACCACCAAAGAGTCCACGCGAGTAGTCAAAATTGACTACAATGCACCTTTCCCAAGATACATGGCGAAGAGTGCAGATGTGGAAAGATTTGGATTGTTAGAGAAGAAGACCCCCAAACAGGTTTTTGCTACAGAAGAAGAACCTGAGTTTTGCGGGATCATCAATCTGTTTATGAACTTTTGCCCTGAAGTGAATTTCGAAGCCACAGAAGTTGTTAAATTGGTACAATCTTTCAATGAAGAAACTCTTAAGAAAATCTCAGATGATGGCAGATATCAGGTCATGATTGTTCCTACTATCAAAGAGGCTTCTCGTATAGAGAAGGTGGATTTTGAGATGCCATTCCCACGATTGGCTTCGGATGGTAGAGGCAACGCAATTGCAAATGTCACCAAGATCGTTAAAGAGATGTTAAAAGCAAACAAAGACGAAGAAGATAAATATGATGAGATTGACGACGATGATCTAGAAGAGGAAAAAGACTAATGGACTTTACTTCATTTTTATTGTTTTGCTTAGCGACAATCGGGCTCACCAACATTATGGTGCATGGTAAAATCATGGACGTGATAGGCTTGAGACCTTGGCTTCAGAAGAATATGAAGCCTGATCACTTTCAAGTATTTGAGTGTTATGAATGTTCAGGTTTCTGGGCTGGGTTATTCTGTGGATTGTTTTTTTGCTTCCCGCAGTGGTGGCTGATGTTGCCATGTGGATTTGCTGGAAGTGTTTTGGGACAGGGATACACAGATTTCATGTATTGGTTCAGAAGCAAGATCGAGTTTGAATTATCAGAGGAGACTGATGGCTAAACCACAAATCACCAAACGCTGGTTTATTTTCTGCGAGCCTTGTTCTTATCGGCAGATAATCGAGTCAGACGAACCCCAAGCAGATAATCTTGTGGAGATCAAAACATCTCCTGTGCCCGGTGGAGCACCAATCTTAGATCCCAAAACTAAGAAGCCTAAAAACAAGCCAGATACTAAGCAGCCCAAGAAATTCAAATGCCCAAAGTGCGGCAGAGGCACGGTCGCCAAGCGATTACCGGATGTATATTCCAAAGCGTACAAAGCCATCGACGAGGATCGTCGTAAGCGAGAAGAAGAAGCTGAAAAGCGAAAGAGGATTGAAGATGGCAAGCCTCATGTGAGAGAATCTGACCCTGATTTTATGGGATGATCTATGAAACGAATTACCATTCACGATATCAAAAACGCTCTTCTAGACGAACGTTTCCGAAACAGTCTCGGAGAAGATCTCCAAGAAGATGTCCAGAAATTCCTCAAGAACCCCGGATGTGCTTGCAATCATCCCATTTACCTGAATGTAATGAAGAAGGGAAAGAAACAAGTTGCGGAGTATTTCCCTGCCAAAGAAACACCTGATGAAGATGCTTTCGAAAAGGAAGTACAAAGACTTGCCAAGAATGACTGGGAAGTCATCAACTGTAACGTCGATGAACTTGCTAGAGCACTAAGGGGATTGGGTCCGGGCAGAAAACAAGTTGAATTGGCTCGATGGGAAGATCAAGTTACTGTAGTGGTCAATCACTTGGAGACAATTTTCTAAGGGGTCAAATCCATAATGAAGAATATTCGCTCTTGATAAACCCATCTCGTTCATCACGCAACAGATGTTTGTATAACAGGCAGAAATATGGCAGATCATTCATGTCATATCATAGTAGAACCCCGATCCCTTTATGATCTTTTGGCAGCTATCGATCATCTTATTTGGGTATTCTTTGTATTTGGCAATGTCCATTGGCCATTTGTCGGATTTGAGACGTTTGCTTCCAAGAATCAAGGCGTTCTCGTAGAACACCAGAGCATCTTCGACTTTTCTAAGTAGGTGGTAGTATACATCTCCCATGAGGCACCAGAATTCAGCCATCAGAGGTCGTGAGCAAAGGCATAGATTGAGGTTCTGCAAGGCTGGACGAACCTTCTTCTTGTGTCGCAGGTACACATAAGCTATGTAGTACCGCGTCATGATGGCTGGCATAGAAGACTGTGACGAGGTGAGCATGAACCTATTGGCTGTTTGCAGAAACTTGTCGTATTGTCCCAGAGATAACTCCACACAAGCTTGGTAATAATATGGTTGTGGCGACATTGGTTGTTTCTGTTTCCATCGCTCAATGAGTCGCAAAGATTCCGTTGGGTCTCTCTGTCCTTTGCTTGCAAGAATCACTCCTGATTCTTGATTTGTGCCTGCTTCCAATGTCTCAAACGCATGATTAACGAAACAAAAATCAGGAGTCCAGAATCGTGTCTCCTTGCTGAGCATCTTTTGATTTAAGATGGACGCATAAGCACATCCGTTCTGCTTGTTGATGTTGGCGTGTCCTTGCACAACTGTTTCCCAAGGTTCCAGTGCCATATTGCACCCTTCTTGGGTAAGTTTGTTTCTGGCTTCATCTCTGCCAATATCCCCCAGTCGTTTTACATGAACGCCTGTGGCTTCACACAGTGGGATAGTGATGTCAGTGCTGCCAAGATCTCCAATAACGACGGATTTTGGTCCAAGGAATTCAATTGATTCCAGTGTTGTCAGAATCGTCTTGGCGTTGTTTCTCGTCAATATTTGGATGGTGGTCATCAAATTTCCTATGAATCAGTTCCTCAAACGCTTCCGCCTCATTCGGTTTATTACAAGATTTGTAATAGTCAGCGATTTTCCTGTATATCGCCACTTGTCGAGGATGAATTTGCAATTCTGCATAGAGATTTACTATGTTCATAGCATATCAGAGTCTTGGGGAAAAGGATTTCTTCTAAAAAACGTTGGCCGTGCGCAGTATATACGTACCCTTTTTAGCACCACATAATAATTTCGGGAGGACGTTTGGCCAGCGAATATCTCAACAACAAAAGTTTCGAATCTGTTATCCGAGCATTTCAGTTTTACAAGCGGCAAAGAAGAAAATACGAGTTAATTGTGGTTGATCTAGAACAGACCCATATTCGTCGCCGCAACAAGCACAAAGACAATTCTAAAAAATTAGCTTTTGAAGAGAGAACCCTTCTGTACGAACAGTCTTGTGCAGACTTCAAAGAATACCAAGAGCAATTAGCACATGCCTTCTACATACTGTCTGAAAATATAGCTAATTGGGCTAAATTCAGCGGCATTGACATAGATGATGCTATCCAAGAAGGGGTTCTGATCTGTTTTGAAAAAATTGACCGGTTCGATCCACGTAAAGGCAAAGCCTTCAATTACATGAGCACGTGCATCTTAAACCATTTCCGTCAGTTGTACCGAAGTGCAAGAAACTACAACGAATTGAAGAAGCGTTACCACTCTTTCTTGCAGGAAAGGTTTGAAAGTGTGTTTATTATGAATGGCAAAGAAAAAATGGGAAATGCAAAAAGCAACATTGACCCAGATGTCAACATGTGGTAGATTTCTATGTATATGAATAATAGAGCTAGTACGGACCCTGTCCGCGCCCTAGAAATGGCTGAAGTTATACAAAAACTAAAGTCCAATGGGTATATGGAATTGGTAGAGTGTCTTTTGGATCATGAGTCTGACTGTTACACCAAAAAAGGTCGTCTTAACAAAAGTGCTACAACCCGTAAGATGGGTTGGAAGAGTAAGCAATTAGAAGATGCCCTTAAAGAAATGCGAGAACTCCTCGGTGAGGAATTTGGAGAACAAGAAGAGGATAAAGAAGATTAGTCTTCAACATATGCTCTTGCGTATCTCATGGTGATGTCGCACATTACGATCCCTGAGTCGCCGTAATCAAGGGTTTGAAAGTTTGCACTTTGGAGCCAAGCGTCCTCGTACACCCAATTTTCTACGAGGTTGCCACACCCATCGTACATGCCTAGATTAACTAACTTCTTGATGAACTTTTGTTCGTTTGGAGCATAGATTGCTCCGTTTTTGGGAATGTAGAACTCTCTGATCCATCCAAAAACAGGATGCACCTCGGTGTCAATATCATAAAGAGTCAGGGAAACTGGTTTCCAATCAGGTTTGGCAGGATAGTACACATCTTCGGCTTGGTGGCGAACGCTCGTTTCTTTGAACTGAATGTTAGGACGTGCAGCCTTCTCTGGGGGCAAACAATCAACACCTCCACCATTAGCCTCTATGGTAACATCGGGTATTGTAAAAATCCAACGGAAATTTCTTTTGCAATGGTTTCCGCTTCCTAAAATTCCTATACCCATTTTTGCCATTTGTCTCTCCTTACAGAAAAAGAGCGGCGGACTTGGGGTGTGTTCCGCCGCCCTCTTCTATCAGAGTAATCTCAGGAAGATAAAGCTTAACTACCGCATGGTGTACAGCAAGGATCGATTCCAAATCCGGGACAGTAGTTTTCGTATGTAACATCGGAGTATCTAAGTGTTAATTCGATGGTAGCCTCGTCAGAACTTGAATAGTCCAAGTCTCCAAAATTGATGCTTGTTGGCCACACATCTTTCAATTCCCAACTCTCTATTGCAGCACCACATCCATCCCACATTTTTATCACGGCGCGAGCAGCGTAATCCTGTCGAGACGATCCCATCTTTAGTCCGAGTATATCGGTAAAATCATACACAGAAGCGAGCCAATCAAATAGGGGTTTCGAATCCAATGTGGCTACATCGATGTATGTGACAGTGATGGTTTCCCATGCTGCTTTGCCGGGAATCCATGTCTTGGCGTTCAGGAAGTTAACTTCCGTCTCTTCGATGGAAAGGTTGGGTCGTGCGGCCATTTTAACGTAATGACGCGGAACGCTTCCACCATTACAAATGTCGAATAGTTCAAATGTATATCTGAATTTTCTCTTGAAGACCAAATTCTGGAAACCCAGATTTCCGATCCCCATTGGGATTGATTCTGCCATGTCTGTTCCTCAAATGCTTAGGATATTACGAACCACAACCATCACAGCAACCCTGTGGCTGGAAGTTCGGGCAATATGACGTATACTTCACGTCTGAATAACGAAGAGTTAGTTCAATCGTGGCTTCTTCAGAGCTTGAATAATCCATCTCTCCAAAATTGATAGCAGTTGGCCATGCGTGTTGCATTTGCCATCCTTCAAGAAGGGTTCCACAACCGTCGTACAAATTTAATACGCCTGTTGCGTCCCAGTTTCTCTTATTGCCCTGTCGCAACTGAATTGGATCAGTGAAATCATAAACCGTTGCTAGCCAGTTCCAAAGAGTTGTCATTTCTTCATGAGCAACATCAATGTAAGTGACAGTAATGGTTTCCCACGATGCTTTGCCGGGAATCCATGTCTTGGCGTTCAGGTGATTGATTTCTGTTTCTTCGATTGAAAGGTTTGGTCGTGAAGCGAGCTTCACAAAATGCTCTGGAATCTGATTGTTTTCATTACCGCAGAAACCAAAGATCTCAAATGTCCAACGGAATTTACGCTTGAACACTATGTCTGGTTGCCCAATAACGCCGATTCCCATGGGTTTTCTATCAGCCATTTTTACTCCTGTTGATCTTCTTTATGTTAAGAAGTACATCCCGAACAAGTGCCTTTAACTTGTGGACCACACATGTTGGTGTATGTAACCTCTGAATATCTTAGCGTCATTTCGATTGTGGCCTCTTCAGAATTGCTGTAATCGAGATCGCCAAAGTTGACAGACTGTGGCCAACACGATCCCATAAGCCATCTCTCTAGTGTATTGCCACAACCATCAAGCATTTCCAGTGCTGCTACCCCAGCCCATCCGTCCTTTTCGCTCTGATCTAAATTCTCTAATGGGTTCGAGCCTTCTAGATCACCGCTCTTACCAGTGAAGTTATAAACAGTAGCAATCCAGTTGTATAAATCGTAAAATTCACTGTGTTCGCCATTTCCGGCAACATCCACATAAGTGACCGTGATGGGTTGCCAACGTCCTTTTCCGGGAACCCAAGTGACTCCATTGAGATAGTTCAATTCCACTTCATCGAGATCCAATTGAGGGCGTGCTGCTAATTTCACATAATTTTTAGGGATGTGGTGCCCGCTTCTCGTGTAGATTTCGAAAGTGTATCTGAACTTTCTCTTTAGAATGATGTTGGGAGCACCCAGTTTTCCGATGCCCATTCCTGTCGCCATATTTCATACCTCATTCTGAAAGGACATCCCTCGGGATTGCCCCGAGGGATGTTTCTCTCTAGGTGATTTAGAACTCGGTGTTCTCAGCGAACGAGCCTGTTCTGTGGATCGAGAACTCGATGAAGATAAATTCTGCGGCTCGGACAGGTTGGACACCGATTCGGGCACGAAGCTCGTTTCGGTCAATAACATCCGCAGTGTTCAACTCTTCGTCGCATTTGACTCGGAAGTCAGTAATACCGCGTCCTACCTGAATCTCTTGGCAGATCGATGTTGCAATTCGGACGAACTTCTGGCGAAGCACTTCGTCGTGTGGATCGAAGAGCAACTGTCGAGAAGCCGAACGAATCCGTTTCTCAAGAACGAACATGAGTCTTCGAACGTTGACACGGTCGAGGGCTGTTGGTCGTCGTTGCAGTGTCTTCTGTCCCCAGACTACAAAGCCGTCGAAGTCCACAAACTGAACAATCGGGTTAATGGCATTACGGTAGCCATACATCAAGTCTCGTTCTTCAAGAGTAGGTCTTGAGAACACGTCAGTAATATTGGGTACAGTACCTCGGTTGACACCAGCCGGTGCGAACCATGGTGCGGACAACTGGTCGGATCGTGCGATCACGGCCATGATGGAGCCCGAAGGTGGTGCCCAGATGTCTACTCTGTTAAAGTTGTCCCGGATCTTAACCCATGGCCAGTACAGAGCACCGAAGTCGGAGTCGAATCTGGTTGTGTTAAGAGGATGGGCTCCATTTTGCCAATCAACGATTTCGCTGACTGTCAAACCGAATGGAGGATCAATGACTGCCAAACAGTCCATGCGAACGTTCTGGCAAAGATCTAACAAAGCAGTTGTTACGGCAGTGCTGGAGTGACCCGGAGCAGCGACCAAGTCAATGTCAATCTGTTCTGGTTCACTGAGAGCGTACATGCCGGTGAAACCAAGCGAATTACCGATGATTAGGGAGTCCTGCTCATCAGGATCGGAAGGAATACCATCTGTACCACCTACTAAGGTGTAAGTTCCGTCCAGCGGAGGTGCTGCATTTGCAGTGTTGTCTTCCACTCTGATCCAGTCGGATACTAGAGCGATATATGTCTCGACGTAGAATCGGGAAGTCTCGTCTTTCGTCAAGCCGCCCCAAGATTCCATCTGCACTCCACCGTTGTAAACTTGAACAATGAAGTTGCCTTCGCGAACATTGTTCTCGACTACAATTTGGGTAGAGTTTCCATCAATGCCAGCAGAGTCGGCATTTACTGTCATGGTGATAGCGCCAGTTGCGTTAGCATCACCATTGACTCGACCATAAGTATCGATGGCTGTGTCGCCGGAAGTTCCAATTGGACTCAAACCTGCTTTAGTAACACTGGTGAAACCAAAGATTCCGATAGCTGTGCTATCTGGTTTGACCAAGAGGCGAGCGTCACGACCAGTGTGGTCAGTAACAAACTTCAGGTTGTCGCCATCAGCAGATGCTGTCCAACCACCCGGTAGAGTTCCACCGTTCTCAGTCTTTTGACTATTGATCTCTACAACCACTTCGGCGATTGTCGACTCTGAACCTTCAAGAAGTTCAAGGTCAATTGTCTGCACAACGTTGTCAACAAGAACATTATCAGTTCCATCAATCACGATTTGCAGATTGAGATCGGTCAGACCTGAAAGGTCATACTCGCCAGCGTCTTGGTAGGATGCTGGGTAACGGTCCAAGCTACCAGTGATGGTCGCCTGAGTCATCCCAGTACCCAATCCTGTAACGTTTCCGGCTACGACTGTTCCACCATAGATGGCGTCTTGTACGGAAACCATTTCGAGTTCGGCATCTGGGCCGAAAGCGAATGTCGTCATAACAGCAATCTTAAGATCGGTGGTATGAGTGTAGAACTGAATGCCGTCGATGTCTCCATCTAGCTGAAGATTAAGATCTTCGGCCAATTGAGCGGCAGTGTAAGTTCCTGCAAGGACCACAAGCGTCTTCGAGTGAAGTACAGTGTTCAACCTCCAACGGAAGAACGAATCTTGCGCGAAAGTATATGGTCCAGCCTCATCAGACTCAATCATGATGCGGCCACCAGCAGATTCTACATCCACTGTTGCTGTTATTGCTTGCTCGTCGCTTACATTCTCTTCGTCTCCGACTCGAACAATGTAAAGTTCATTAGCAATGAGCAGGTATTGTTCTGCGGCGTAAATTAGGTACGGATCACCCGATTCAGGATGTGGATATCCAAACACCGTTTGAAGTTGTCGGTGAGTTGATACAAGAGTCGGAACGTTAATTGGACCCTTGGATGCAAAGCCGACAAGCCCTGCGCGGTGGAAAGATTGCTCTGGTTCAATGAAGCTCAAATCCTTTTCGGTGATTCGTACACTCGGCGAAATTGTATTCGACGGCGGAAAACCCCTTAGAATAGCCATGTTTATTCTCCCTTACGAATCTCTGAGTTTGGTATGTATCTAGTGGAAATCAGGCCCATTTTCTCCACCCTATCTATGTACTCGGTCTTGAGTTCGTCGTCGATAAGCCTGACGTTTTTGCCTTTTCCGATACCCGGAATGATTAAGGTCGTAAATGAACGGGGAGCCTTCCTTGACCTAACCACTAATTGCACTGGACTTTTTGATCTGTTTTTAACTTCTATCATTCTTCCAATTCCTTTACCGCGTGTTCTAACCTTGCCAAGACCTCTGTGATGTCGTCTTCATCAGGAGAGTCAGTGATTTCCACTCGGGTTTTAAGAACAGCTTTCTTTCTAACAATCGGCTGAGCCACTAAGGACTCGGCTGTAAAATTAAACTGATACTTAAAAACTCTTACGGCTTTATCACCCGGCTCAAGATCCACGTTATTAGCTATTGAGTCGAGCTTAACACCAATCTCCCATGAGATTCCTCTTACTCGTATATACGCCATGGGTGAGAATTTCGTAATGATTTGAGTAAGAATCTGATTCATATCCTCCTCGTAAAGAGTCCATGCATACAACGAGTAACTAATATCAAGAGGAATACCTCTTGATATGCCGAAAACTGTATCGCGTTGGTATCGTTCGCTGTCTGTAAAACCCGGTTTCCAACCAGTGTGACTGCTTCTCAAATAGTCAACTGCTTTGTGGTAGACATACCGGTTTTGATTGAAGTCATAACCAGAAGCGTGGATCGCTAATATCGGTAATCTGATCCTGTCTACTACTAGGCTTTCGTCTTTGCGAGTGTTCTCTTGTAAGATGTAAGCTACGGCTTTCTCTTGCGATGCCCAGATGATTGGAATTTGATGTGCTTGACCAGCTTCATCAATAGCCACAAGATCTCCGAACATCTTTTTCATAGCTTCATCAGTGCCTCTTAACGATTTCGCATAACGGTATACCGTGTTGCGGTTAGGAGGACTCATGCCCTGTTCGTTGATAATGTGCCCTGTTTGCTGAGGGTCACACAGAGCAGGTTCGCCATCACCTGTTTTGCTTTGGCTTGCATCTTCTAGCCAAGAAAGATCGCGAGGAGACACGTCTCCCTTGCTGGTCAGGTGAGGTTTGTGGTCGATGGTGCCAGAGGATTTTTCTTTTAGACCATCCCGGCAGAACGTCGGAGGTTGTTCTGGGTATTCCTTGATGTATCCGGGTTCATTACAGGGATTGAGATCTGGTTCGGTCATGGGTTTTATTCCTCTCGTTATCTATGCTTTCTGAAGGGATTCTGACTGTTATAAGAAGGTGACCAAATGAAACCTTACCGAATAATCAAATCCGAACATCCACAATGCAGAAAGATCAAGCTGATAGGCAAACTTAAACCACCCAAGGTGCCCTTGTACTTCTTTAAGAACGTGCATCCGCCTGTCAGGATGGAGTTTGTCCGCCTGCCAGATTCATCTTGTCCCCAAGATCCTTGACGCTATTGACCTTAAAGTCAGGCTCACGCTGTGTGACCTTGCCTTCTCCTGTCGTAAGCGACTCTTGGAAACGATTGCACATGACTTGAAGTCTAAGTTCCCCCCACATCTGATAGACTTCTAGGTTCCTCTGAACAACGACCCAGTTCTCTCGTTTGTGAGGAGTGTATATTCGGGCTCCAATCTTGGGAGCGTGTCCGATCAAAGAAAGGACATGCCTGTAGTTGAATTCAAACATGGTCTCCAACATCGGCGAGTCAATGCCGAACATCCCCATCATGTTCTCTGATGGTTTTGGATCGTAATACCCATAGACTGTAATTGGGTTCTCTGACCAGATCTTGTCGCGAGCTTCCACATATAGTTCGTCGATGTTGTTCACGTTAATGAATACATCGTGATACATCATCGGCGTGCCGCCGATCTCGATCACTTCTTGGTCCCATACATTGAAGAGATCATGCTCGGGGTTCTCTGGATCAAACTGCTGTAGTGTGCCAGTGGGGTTGAACTGGCTGCCATCTGGATTTTGTATAACCATCTTATTGGTATGTACCCTTGGTGCCCTCAATTTGGATTGCTAAGGGATAAATACCAATGGCTTTCCTATACAACAATAAGGAGGTTGATATGCCAGAGCGACGTGAATTGTTTGATTGGTTTTTCTCGAATGAGAAAACATTCACCGCCGATGAGGTTGAGGAACTCGTGAAGAAGATCTGTGAGTTCAACTGTGGCGCGATTGACGAGTATTTGACCAAACACGCAAACAAAGCCTTCGATGAGTGGCTCGAAGCAAAACAACAATAAGGAGGTTACTTCGATGGAGATTATTGATGCTGCCAATCCAATTGGCGAAATCAAGATTGACGAGGCGATTGAAACCTACGTCAGTATCATGACCACAGAATGGGATAACAACAAAGACAGTATCCCGTGGTACAAATTTTGGAAGCGGATGAGCATGGTGCGAGTCACCAGCTTCTTGCTGAAATCATTAGATGATTTGATTGCTTACGTAGATCAACTTGTCGCCTTACATGGCTCCGACAAGAAAGCAACTGTGCTTCGTGCAGTTGAGCTGATTTACGATCACATTGTCAAAGAGGCAATGCCAATTTGGCTAAAGCCATTTGCTGGAAGAATCAAATCAATCATTATCCTAGATGTGCTTTCGCCAGCCGTCGACTGGATTGTGGACAAATACCGTAATGGCGTATGGCGTCAACCGGATGGAGCAGAGATTGCTGCCCAGTGGCAATTGAAAGCCCAAATGATGGGCGTCCCCGGTGGCCACATGCCTAAGTAGGCATAAGAAAAGCCCGGCGAAAGTCGGGCTTTTTGTTTATCCTAATCCACAGAACTTCTGAAACTCATCATCTGACATTGGTTCCCCTAGCTTTGTTGGGTTGATTCCAAGAGCTTTCTTTCGTTCCATTTCCTTTCGCACGTCTTCATCAGAATAACGTGCGGTGTCTTCTGGAGACAATGGTTTTAACGTAGCGTGGTCATCACCAGTGTTAAGATCCATGCTCTGCAACTTGTACTCCGTTGGTGGAGGTACTCCATCTTTGTATGGCTCTCCATTGAGACGATCCCAAAATTGACAGAAATTATCCATGTTATGTCCTTTTCAAGCAAAACTCCGCGTAACATTCTCAAAAATGTTTAGGCGTGCTTGCTTCGTCTTGCGAAACACACTTCCTTCAATTGAAATTAGATTCAATTTTCTTTCTCTGTATATACGTTCTTTGGCTACTCGTTTTTTGCCGTATCTTTCGCAACGTTTGTTGTTTGTTCGTTCCTCAAATCCCCATATCTCTATGAAAGTGTCGCCGATCTTGAAGTCACACCGAATCTTTCTGTCTGGGACAATCTCACAATCAACTTCATGATCAATTCCTTGTTCGTAAAGGAAGTCGTCAAACTCTACTTCATAATTGGATTTCAGAGCATGTCCATCCTTGGCAATGAGGTAAGACTCTGGGCTGACTTTGAGACCCATTCGCTCTGCCACATCCACAACGCCACCAAAATCCGCTATAGCGATACCAACACTGCCTCCCAACTCTTTTCTTAAGACAGATACAGGTGGCATCGTGTTCTTTTTACAGTAAGGTCTGATTGCGTCATCTACATTTTCCCAGATCTTCCAAAAACCTTGGGCTCGTTGAAGGGGTTGATATCCCAATTCTTTCAGTAATTCGCCATACGTGTCTCCGAGTTTGTCTATTGCTCCCAAGAGACTTGAATCAAATTTCTTTAATTCGGTTGTGGCAGGTACATGACCGAGTTGCTTGACATGTTCTTGGATGCGATCCAATACTTTGCTCTTTGACCATTTTTCTTTGACTTCATATCCAAGTTTAGATTTGTAGTATCTCCAATCTCGGGTACGGTAGATGGCTCTCATTAACTCTGCACGATTGCTTTGGATGTATTTGATGGTTGGGAATTCTCCAAGAGTTTCAAGTATAGATTGAATCTCTTGGAGAATGGTTTCTTCTGTCCAATAACCACGAGGTTTTCTATTGTGTTCATATCCCAACTCCAAAGCAAGATCGTGATACGTAAGACCCAAGTGAGTGATAGCATTAGTGAGTCGTGATTCCTTTAACTCATCTAATCTTTTTCTTGTGGGAAATGAATCGTCTTGTTGTGTAATTTCTGCAAGGCGATCAAGCACATCTTGTTTTGACCACTTTGTGTATGTTTTATTGAATTTCATGTTACTCTCCTTTTCTGTATTTATGATAGTAACATGAAATTATCTTTATGTCAATTCGGTGGAATTCACGAAAGTGTTAATTTTGTAGTTATGGAGATCGTGCCCCCGCCATCGGGGATCGCGAATGCAGTTGATCCGAATCTTTCACACCACAATAATTGGGCGGTATCATCGGTTATATAATACCCGAATACATTCACAGACGTATTGAAAGCAAAAGTTTCTTCCGAGTACACAGCCGTACTCACGCCAGCCGTGGCAATTGTCCAGTTAGCTGATGTAAGAGTTATGGGGTCATATTCGGCATGGGTAACTTCTGTAAGATCGCCAATTACAGTTGAATCAGCGGGTACGTGATTGCTTGTGTAGAGATGCAAAACTGGTGACCCTGCATTTTCTTTGCCAACAATATAGCTAAGCAGTATTACTTCACCAACATAAGGACATACAAGTGCCATGATTTTCTCCCTAATATTTTGGAATGGGTTAATAGTATATAGAGTGTATACCTATAACAAAGAGTGAATAATATGGCTAAGCCCAAATTTATTGACACAGAAGTGATTAGAGAGATCCGATCTATGTACGGATCAAATGGTTGTACTCAGCAACAGTTAGCTAAGAGTTTTGGGTTAAGTCAATCTACTATCTGCAAGATCGTCAATAACTACATTCACAAGACGAACACCAATATCACAATGAGCGGAGAAGCTCAAGTCAAAGTGGGTTATAATCATGGCGATTAAAGACAAAGAAGGCAAAATATACAAGCTTCGCGGGCCAAACCCTCTGATGAAGAATCAGACAGATTGGGACAAAGCCAAACTACATCTGATCAATATGGGATGGGACGAGGAAATCGTTGAAGATGCCAGAAACCCCATCAAGAAGTTCGAAACTGATTACAATGTGATCAAAATAGAAGATGAATTGGGGTTGGTGTCAAATGAGGTAGCCAATGCCACAGCCGTAGTTCCTGCCAAAGATTTCATTTCTGAAGTTCAAGAAACTCAAGTCCCTGTGTTAACAGAGCCTAAGCCTGTTATCCCGGTAATGCCCGAGGTTTCAAGAGAAGAAGTGCCAACTCTCAATGTGGACGCCAAGTTAGCTAGGATGCTTCGCGACCGAGGGGCGGAATATTTCTGTGCTCCTGCCATAGGACAGAAGGTGCATGTTGACAGCCTTTACGGCACCACCTATGAAACTACACAATATGGCGACAAGTATCTGTTTGATGCAGTGATGGTAGATCAATCGGATTTGGAATTGCAGTTCTGGTGTGTCCGTCCAGTAACGCCCAAATCTATTGTGTATCGCAAAGTGCAAGATGGAGGAGAACGATGGTGGAGGATCAAGGACGTGGAGCCTAAGACAGGTGGATATTTGGTAATTGCTGGAGTTTCGGACACTAACCCTGACTTCAGTTAGGCTCACCAGCGGACACGTTGATCTTGATGCCTAGACGTTCTACTTCAGAACGGTAGTCTTCTACAGCTTTCCTGTATGCCTTCTCGTAGACGTGGGTGACAAGCTGTCCGAACTCTTTAAGATCTTGATCGGTTGCCAAAGAGGTTGCTACTCGTTCTATGATGGTGTCGAACTTTGGATAGTCTTCTTGGAGTAGTTCAATGAACCATTTCTTTAACGTAAAAGACCTCGGATTCGACATGTACTGAACGAGGCTACTTTTTTTTGGACTTCCATTTTCTTTTTCTTTTTCCACTTTTAGTTCCTTTCTTTCCAGCGGGGTCTTCCTTGGAGGTGTCTGCTTCGCCACCAATCTCTGTTCCCAAACCACCGACTGAACCCCACCAATTGAAGCCACAACCTGTTTTTGGCTTGGTGCCATCGTAAACGGCACTCGTTTCACGCCATTGGCTTAAGTTCTTGAAATTTTCCATTACACCCAGATTGTCTTGTTGCGATACACCGAAGGGTGACTTTTTTACAGGTGCAGTTTGTGTTGCGACAGCAGTTTGTGTTGCAGCAGGCTCCTGTATCCCAAATGCATTATTCTTCTGTGCAACAGGCTTGGCAACAGGCTTGGCAACAGGCTCCTGTATCCCAAATGCATTATTCTTCTGTGCAACAGGTTTGGTAACAGGTTTGGTAACAGGCTCCTGTGTTGCAGCAGGCTCCTGTATCCCAA